GTCATGATTGGGCGCGGGACAAGGACAAAGAATTTTCCGACATCCTCAAGGCAATCGCGCAAAAGCAAGAGCGTGAGTTGCTGAATAATGGCCTGTCTGGTGACTTCAACTACTCGATCACCAAGATGATGCTGTCCAAGCACGGCTACTCTGACGCGACGAAGCAGGAACTGTCTGGGCCATCAGGCGGCGCAATACCAATCGAGATCAAGCGAACCATCATAGATCCATCAGAGGCGTGACATGGGCATTTTCGATTTTCTCACCCCGAAAACTGACGGATTTGCATATGACCCAATGCGTCTGCCTGCCGGGGCTGATCCAGAAAATGATCCTGTTGTCGGTTATGATGAGTTGGGACAGAAAATCCGCAGGTCGCGGTTCGACGGCACGCAATACTTGTTTGAGATGACGCCGCCCAAAACGCAATCTGTGGTCAAGGGCGCGTATCGTGAGGCAACAGCCAACCCGCTGGGCTTTACTGGTGACTTGCTCAGTAATGCCGTGCAAAGCGCTTGGGACGCCATCTCAGTGCCAGCCAGATCAATGGCAGGCGAGCCAATCACTTACGGAGATATTGCTGGGCTGACAGGTATGGTGACGCTTGGCGCTGGCGCTGGCACCGCACCTGCTGGAGCATTGCGCATGGGTGCAGCGCGTGATGGCCGACCACCGCTAACCTTTGCCGATGTGGAACGTGTGATGATGGCACCATTCGACATGGGGCGTGGCATGGGGGACAACGGTGGTCCACCACTTAGAGAGGTTGTGCGTCCAAGAAGCTATGAGCGCGTTGGCTTAGATATTGCAGAGAATTTGAGAGGCGTGCCATCTGCCGCAGAAATCTCTGGGCGTGGGCCGACAGCGCCCGGCGCTGGCATGACAGACATTAAATCGCAAAAGCCAACTGCACTCTCCGGCAGTTACAGTCGCGGATTCATGGACGAAGAATTGGTTGCCCCAATTCAGTCAAGCATAGCAGACCTTGAGGGCCGGACGCTGATGGGAATTGTTGGGGACACGTCTGGTCGGCAGCGCGTCACGCAGGTCAACGAAGATGTTTTTGAGACCCCAATCGATACACAGGGCGGCTTCCAATATATTGATCGCCCCGGACAGGGATATGCTGGTGCGCAAACTGCAACATCCAGCAAACTCAACGAGGCAAGCAAAACTGAAGACCCATTCTACATCAGCTTGCTGATGGGCGAACAATCGCCCGACTTTGCTGTTCCAACCTCGCAGATTTTTGGCCAGATGCTTAAGGGCGCCCCAATCGCCACAAAGAACATCCCCACAATTGACGAAGCTATCCGTGGCATTGGCATGTCTGTGGTGAAAAAGAAGATTGTTGATGGGCAAGAAGTCAAATACAGCGAAACAATATACCCATTCGGAGATTTCAAGAGCATTGGAACACCGGGCTACTTTGATGAGTATGTGGCTAGTCTCCCGACTGGCACGCAGCGTGCGGCACTTCTAAAGGGATTGGATAAGGCAAATCTCCAAAAGATGGGTCTGCCAAAAGTTTCCGATGCTCGCGCAGCGATGATGGACGAAGCCCAGATTGGCATGGATTGGGGATCGACAGGCTATCGCGGGTTTACCCCAGACATTGAGCGTGGCGCATTCCGCACAACGCCCGATCAGTCGTTAACATATCAGGCTGGCGTTGATAAGGTCGGTGCTGCAAGAACGCTTACTGGCCAAGGCCGTGGCATACCCTATGCGCTGACATTCCCTGATTTGGCGGCAGAACTTCGTGCAAAGGGAACTGGCGGTGGCCTTGAGCTGACAAGCCCAGCATATAAAGTGTTTGAGGGAAGCCCTAAGCGCGCAAAGCAACCTGTCACGCCTCTTGTCGTTGATCTTGTTTCGACATTTCGTGAAATGGAAGACAGATTTGGCCGACGCTCTGCGCTAGGGTTTGCCCGTGACACGTTAAAGGACATAAAGGTCACCAAGGAAATGATTGAAGCTGCTCGACGCGCCAATGCCCCGACTTGGATGATTGCCCTAATGTCATCCGCTGCGCTATTGTCTCAAAGCCCAGAAGAAGAAGGTATTTAAGGCTCAGTAATGAACCTAAACATCAACACGCCACGCTGGGCTGTTCCAATCCTCAAGAAAGAACACGCCCGCTACATTGGCGCATTCGGTGGGCGCGGCTCTGGCAAATCAACCTTCTTTGCTGAGTGGATCGTTGAGCGCTGCGTGATGAAGCGCACAGATGTGGTCTGCGTTCGTGAGGTGCAGAAGTCTCTCAAGCAATCCGTCAAGAAGCTGATCGAAAACAAGATACAGGAACTTGGCGTTGGGCACATGTTTGAGGTGCAGCAGGCTGAGATCAAATGCCCGCACGGTGGCGTCATCATCTTTCAGGGGATGCAGAACCACACAGCCGACAGTATTAAGTCGCTTGAAGGCTTTGACATCGCTTGGGTGGAAGAGGCGCAGTCGATCAGCCAGTTTTCTCTAGACCTATTGCGCCCGACAATCCGCAAGCCCGGATCGCAGTTGCTGTTCAGTTGGAACCCGCGATATGAAGATGATCCAGTTGAGACGCTGCTGCGTGGAAGCAACGCTCCGACCGACAGCATCGTGGTCGAGGTCAACTATTCCGAGAACCCGTGGTTTCCTGACGTTCTGCGGGATGAGATGGAATACGATCTCAGACGTGATCCAGATAAATATCTGCACGTCTGGAAAGGCCAGTATGTTCGCAATAGCGAAACCAGAGTGTTCAAGAACTGGGTGATTGAAGACTTCGACGCGCCGCCAGATGCTGTCCATCGGTTCGGCGCGGATTGGGGCTTTGCATCTGATCCGACAGTTTGCGTTCGCTGCCACATCATAGGCCGCAAGCTATACATCGACTATGAGGCGTATCAGGTCGGCTGCGAGATCGTGGACACGCCATCGCTGTTCATGTCCATTCCAGAGGCTGAGAAGTGGCCTATGGTGGCAGACAGTGCCAGACCTGAGACAATCAGCCACATGCGCAAGAACGGTTTCCCCAAGATACAATCAGCCGTCAAGGGCGCGAAGTCTGTTGAGGAAGGCATCGAGTGGCTGAAGTCGTTTGACATCGTTGTGCATCCACGCTGCAAGCACACGATTGACGAACTGACGCTGTATAGTTTCAAGACCGATCAGATGACGGGCAAGATTCTTCCCGTGCTGGAAGACCGCGACAACCATGTGATCGACGCGGTTCGCTATGCTCTTGAAGGTGCGCGGCGGGCTAACGCACAGCAGAAGCCAAAGGCCCGGCCAGTGGTCACAATGATGCCGATGGCAAGGTGATTGTTTTATCCGCCAAAAGCGCCTATAATGGCGCGAAATGAATTGCGAGGAACTGCCGTGGCAAGAATGACCAGAAGCGAACGGCTTGCAACAGTGCATCAGGATGCGCTGCAAGAGTTCGACGACATTCAAAGTGCCATGCGTGAAGGCCGTCTGCAATGCCTTGAAGATCGCCGCTTTTATTCCATTGCCGGGGCGCAGTGGGAAGGCAACCTTGCAGAGCAGTTCAACAATAAGCCGCGCTTCGAGGTGAACAAGATCCACCTGTCGGTGATGCGGATTATCAACGAATACCGAAACAACCGCATCACGGTGGACTTCGTGAGCAAGGACGGCACGTCAGACGATAAGCTGGCCGATACTTGCGATATGCTATTCCGCGCAGATGAGCAGGACAGCGGTGCGGATGAAGCCTATGACAACGCCTTTGAGGAAGCGGTGGGCGGTGGCTTTGGTGCATTCCGCCTGCGCACTGAATACGAAGATGAGTATGACGAAGAAAACGAAAACCAGCGCATTCGGATCGAACCGATCTATGACGCTGACACAACGGTGTTCTTTGATCTAGACGCCAAGCGCCAAGACAAGTCTGACGCGAAGGTGTGCTTTGTGCTGACCTCGATGACGCGGGATTCCTACCGCAAAGAGTTTGATGACGATCCAGACACATGGCCGCACGAAATTCACCAGAATGAATTTGATTGGTCAACGCCTGACATGATCTTCATCGCCGAGGTTTTCCGCGTTGAGGAAGCATCGGAACTGATCCGCACGTTCCAATCTATCGACGGCGAGGAAACCCGTTACAGCGAGAAAGACTTCGCTGACGATCCAGAACTTGAGAACATGCTGACGGCTACGGGTCAGGTCGAGGTGCGCCAGAAGCGCGTGAAGCGCCGCAAGGTGCATAAGTATATCATGAGCGGCAACGGCATTCTGGAAGACAGCGGCTATATCGCTGGCACTGAAATCCCGATTGTGCCTGTTTACGGAAAGCGCTGGTATATCGACAACATCGAGCGCTGCATGGGCCACGTTCGCATGGCCAAGGATGCGCAGCGCCTTAAGAACATGCAGCTATCTAAGCTGGGCGAAATCTCTGCGCTGTCCACGACTGAAAAGCCAATCTTCGCAGCCGAGCAAGTCGCTGGCTATGAGGTGATGTGGGCAGAGGACAACCTGAAAAACTATCCGTATCTGCTGATCAACACCATGACGGATGCGAACGGCAACGAGGCTTTGGCTGGCCCGGTTGCATATACCAAGCCGCCGCAAATCCCGCCTGCACTGGCTGGCCTGTTGCAGATCACCGAGCAAGACATCAGCGATCTGTTGGGCAACCAGCAGGCTGGCGAGCAGATGGTTTCCAACATCTCTGGCAAGGCTGTGGAGTTGATCCAAAGCAAGATCGACATGCAGACCTACATCTACATGTCGAACATGGCCAAGGCGATCAAGCGCTGCGGTGAAATCTGGCTGTCGATGTCGCGCGATGTGATGGTTGAATCGGGCCGAAAGCTAAAGGGCATCGGATCGCAAGGGCAGATGTCCACAGTTGAATTGGCTCGACCTGTCCTGAACCCAGAGACGGGCGCGGTGGAATATGAGAACGATCTAAGCAAAGCCAAGTTTGACGTTGCGGTTGAGGTCGGGCCATCGTCGGAATCCAGACGCGCCGCCACTGTTCGGTCGCTGATGGGCATGATGCAACTGGCAACCGATCCAGAGACCCAGCAGGTGCTTGGTTCGATGGCGATGCTGAACATGGAAGGCGAAGGCATCTCTGACGTGCGAGACTTCTTCCGCAACCGTCTGATCAAGATGGGCGTGGTTAAGCCAACAGCAGAAGAACAGCAGTTGTTGCTGGAGGAACTGCAACAGGCGCAGTCGCAGCAGCAACCAGATCCGCAGGCGCAGTATCTGCAAGCAGCGGCAATGGAAGCGCAGGCCAAAGCAGGTCAGGCGCAGGCCAACACAGCATACACCTTGGCACGGGCTGAAGAGACCAAAGCCAAGACCGTTGAAGTGCTTTCTGGCATCCAGCAGAAAGAGCGCGACAGCGTATTGAACACGGCGAAGGCACTTCAAGAAGTGGTATCGCCCGGAATGCGGCAACCGCCCAGCCGCACATTCTAATGGGTGAGAATTGTATGAGGATCGAATGGACGAAGATAAGGCAGAATTTGACGACGATCTAGATGAAGTTGAGGAGCCGGAAGTCGAAGAACCTGAAGAGGAAGAAATCGACACTGAGGCCGAGACCGAAGAAGACGATGTTGTTGTCAGCATAAATGGGGAATCGCCTGACCCCGAAGACGAGAAGGAAGTTAGCGCTCCCGGCTGGGTGCGTGATCTTCGTAAATCGTATCGTGAGGAAAAGCGTCGAGCGAAAGACCTTGAGCAGAAGGTGCAGCAGCTGGAGCAGCGGACACAACCCGCGCAACAGCCGCTAGGCCAGAAACCCACGTTAGATTCGGTTGACTACGACACCGAGCGTTATGAGACGGCACTTGCGGCGTGGTATGAAAAGAAGCGCCAGCATGACGACAGGCAACTATCCGTCCGGGCTGAACAGGAAGCTGTTCAGAAGGGATGGGAGAAGAAGCTTGAGGGTTATCATTCTGCGAAAGCAGGCTTGAAGGTCAGGGACTATGACTTCGCAGAAGAAGTTGTTCAGGACACCCTAAGCGTCATGCAGCAGGGGATGATCGTGCAAGGTGCGGAAAACCCCGCATTGCTCGTTTATGCTCTGGGCAAGAACCCAAAGAAAGCGAAGGAACTTGCTTCTATAACCGATCCCGTAAAGTTCGCCTTTGCGGTGGCCAAGTTGGAGACCAATTTGAAAGTCACGAATCGCAAGGCGTCATCCACGCCGGAAAAGAAGTTAAGCGGCACAGGCCGTCCTTCTGGAACGGTAGACGGCACCCTAGAACGGCTGAGAGCAGAAGCTGAACGCACTGGGAACTACACGAAAGTGACCCAGTATAAAAAGCAGAAGCAATCGGCATAAACCCATAAAGGACATGCCAAATGGCAAACTCGTTTTCTAAAGAAGAGCGCGTAGCGTTCGAAGACATCCTCTCCGGCTTTAACGACGCACTCGTTTTGTCGTCGTTGGTCACTAAGTATAACACCAACGGTCAACAGATGGAGCGTTCGTCGGACACCATCTGGCGCCCTGAACCCTACATCGCACAGTCGTTTGATGGTTCGGACGCTACGTCCAACTTCAAAGACTCGACCCAGCTTGCTGTGCCTGCAACCATTGGCTACCAGAAGCACTCGACGGCGCTGCTGACCGCAAAAGAACTGCGCGACCAGTTGCAGGAAAACCGTCTGGGTCAGGCTGCTGCTCAGAAGCTGGCTTCTGACATCAACGTGGCCGTGCTGACTGTTGCTTCTAACCAAGGCACTATCGTTTCCAAGCGCACCACCGCTGCATCGGGCTTCACTGATGTTGCAGAGGTTGATGCTCTGATGAACGAGCAGGGCGTGATGATGAGCGACCGCAACTATGCGCTGTCCACCCGTGACTACAACGGAATGGCTGCTGACTTGGCTGCGCGTCAGACCATGATCCAAATCCCGACCGAAGCGTATCGTCGCGCTTACGTTGGCGAAGTGGCTGGCTTCCAGACCTATAAGATGGACTATGCAACCCGCCTGACGGCGGCTGCTGGCACAACTGTGACGGTCAACGGCGCTAACCAGTATTACACCCCCAAGGCCACCTCGACGGCTTCGACGGGTGAAGTTGCAAACGTGGACAACCGCTACCAGAACCTGACCATCGCTGTTGGCGGCGGCACGGTGAAGGTTGGCGATGCGTTCACCATCGCAAACGTCTTTGCTGTTCACCACATCACCAAGCAAAGCACTGGCGTTCTGAAGACCTTCCGCATCACCGCAATCGTCTCTGGTTCGGGCGGTTCGGGCGTGGTCACGATCAGCCCGCCGATCATCTCCAATGGCGGTTCGACCGATGCCGAAGCGCAGTATAAGAACGTGACTGCAACGCCTGCAAACGGCGCGGCTATCACCTTCTTGAACACTGTGACTGCAGCAGTGAACTGCTTCTGGCACCGCGATGCCATCGAGTTGCTGCCCGCATCGTTGGCGATCCCGACTGATGCTGGTGCTGACATCATGCGCGCAACGACCGATCAGGGCGTTGAACTGGTGATGCAGAAGCAGTTCGACATCAACACCCAGAAGACCAAGTATCGTTGGGATACTTTGTTCGGTGTGGCGATGTTGCAGCCCGAAATGGCTGGCATCCAGTTGTTCTCGCAGACCTGATAACAACGGAGAGGGGGTTTTGGCCCCCTCTCTTTTCATAGGGGAATGACATGGCGCTTAAAAAAGGTTACAGTAGCAAGACCATCGGCTCCAACATTAAGGCGGAGATGAAGGCCGGAAAGCCCAACAAGCAGGCGATTGCTATTGCTCTCAGCACTGCTGAAAAGGCCGCAAAGAAAGCTGGCAAGCCATCAAAAGCACCCAAGAGGAAAATGGCATGACTGTGATGCTCTACAAATCGCCGGGGCCGCACAAGTTTCATGGTGGCGATTTTGATTATATCGTTGTGGATGAGGCTGACGTTGATGTGTGCTTGGCCGAGGGCTGGGCGCTGACAACGACTGAGGCTGGCGACAAACCCAAGCGCGGTCGCAAACCAAAGTTTGAGGAATAAATCATGGCCTTCACGAAGCGCGACATCATCAATCAAGCGTTTGCCGAAATTGGCATGGCTGACTATGTGTTCGACCTGCAACCGCAGCAGCTTGAAAATGCGCTTCGCCAGTTGGACATGATGATGGCGACATGGAATGGCAAGGGCATCCGCATCGGCTATCCGCTGCCATCATCGCCCAGCGGTAGTGATCTGGACGAGAACACTGGCGTGACCGACATAGCTTTAGAAGCCATGTATTTGAATTTGGCCATTCGGATTTCCAGTGGCTACGGCAAGACCGTCAGCCCGGAAACCAAGGCCGCTGCAAAGTATGCTTACAACCAGTTGCTTGGTCGGTCGGCGCTGCCGATTGAAATGCAGATTGGCAATCAAACTGTTCCATCGGGTGCTGGCAACAAGGGCTGGCGCTACTACAACAACCCCTATTTGCGTCAGCCTACCGATCCTTTGACGGTTGGCTCTGATAGCATTCTTGATCTGGAGTGAATCATGGCTAACATCAACCAACTTTCCTCAACCTCGACATTGCAAGGCGGCGATCTTCTAGCCGTCTGGGCGCAAGACAACGGCGACACGCGAAAGGCTTCCCTGACGCTTGTGTCAGACTACATCGCTGGCACGATTGATCTGCCTGTTGACATCAGCCTAAGCCAATACTCTGCTCCCAGCGCAACGGGATTTACGGTGGCGATTACGGCTGCGAACACATGGCTGGTGTTGAACCCAACCAACGCATTTGCAGCCGGAACGATTGTTCTTCCCACTGGTGTTGCAGACCTGTCAATGGTTTCAGTTGTCACGACCCAAGCTATCACGGCGCTGACGGTTTCTGTGTCTGGTGCTGCTGTAATCGGTGCGCCGACATCCGCTGCGGCCAACACGGCCTTCACTCTGCGCTACGATGCAGTTACCAACTCTTGGTATCCCGAAAATCAGAACTTTCTGAGCGCGACTGCGTTTGCTCTGACCTTGCTGAACGATCCTGACGCTGCAACGGCTCGAGCGACCTTGGGTCTTGGGACGATTGCAACGCAGGCTGCGGCCAGTGTGGCTATCACAGGCGGATCAATCACTGGCATCACAGACCTTGCGGTTGCTGATGGCGGAACGGGATCATCCACGGCTTCTGGTGCGCGAACCAATCTTGGCGCTGGTGCAGTTGGCGCAAACGTATTCACTGCGGCCACGGCACTTGCAGCGCAGCAGGCTATGGACACCGAGGTTGGCGTGGATGTGCAGGCATACGATGCTGACCTTGGCGCTTTGGCTGGATTGGCTACGAACGGCATGATCGCACGCACTGGTGCTGGAACGGCGTCTGTGCGCACCATTACTGCCGGGGCTGGCATCGTCGTTGCGAATGGTGACGGCGTTGCTGGAAACCCAACCATTACGTCAACAGACGTTCTTGAGAGTGTCTCTGCTGCTACCATTGCTTCCATTGTCAGCGGGATCAACACCACTGGCAAGGCTGCTGGGAGAATGGTCTGGGACACCACCAACGGAAGAATCAAAGTGGCAACGGGTGCGCTTGCTGCATCGTCGTGGGTGAACGCGGATGGCACAACCGCTGTGATACCTACCTAATATGACACAGCCACCACGGCATACAATGTAAAGGAAAGCAAAATGTCCACGTTCATCTATCCTGCGTCAGTCTCTACCCAAACAGATGTTTCGATCCCAGTTGGTCAGACGCTGGTTGTCGGCAGCACTGGCAATCAGCAATCGTTTGTAAACGTCAATAACACGCTTGTGTCGCTGTCAGATCGCGCACAGGCTTTTGGCCCATACACTGGCGACCGCATTGCAACCATCACCAACTATTATTCCACTGTGGAATATGCTGTTGGTCTTTCTCCAGCGCTGCGCAGTTTCCCGAATCTGGTTAGTGAAAACTTCGTTGGTGTTGGTTTGGTTGAACCCGCAGCAACCTTCGCAACGCTGACCTATGAAACCAACGCTGGCTTAGTTCGCCTTGTCAGCGCCGGAGCGCACGGGCTGACCGCAGCAATCTCTGTTGGGGCAAGCGTCTATGTGACTTGGGCAACAGGCACGGGCGTCAATGGCCTTTACGCTGTCACCGCGCTGGATGCGGACACAACGGGCGTCAAGATCACCATCAACTACCCCTACGTTTTGGGCCTTGGCACTCCGACTGTTGCGGTGGCAAACACTGTTGTCACTCTGGCATCAGTGACCATTCCCGCATTCTCAATGGGTATCGGCGGCGGGATGGAAATCGACTCGCTGTTTTCGATGACGAACAATGCCACGGTTAAAACGCTTGGCATGACGCTTGCGGGAACATCTATTCTGTCAGCAGCACTTGCAAGCAACGCAAGCGTTTCTGTCCAGAAGAACTTGGTTAACCGTGGATCATCTACGATTATTACCAACTCAACAACATCGGTTGGCCACGGCCTATCAACAGGTGCAATTGTTTCGGTGACTGCAGATGCAACGACCGATCTGGTGTTCGCAATCACAGCACAGCCTGCCACGGCAAATAACCTGATGCGCCTAGAATACTTCAAACTCAACATCAGCTTCTGAGGTAGTTGATGCAAATCCCAATTTTGTCGGGCATCTACGCAGACGGATCGCCAAACTTTCGGACATCATATCCGAAAAACATGGTTCCCGTTCCTAAAGAGAATGGGATTTCGAAAGGCTATCTGCGGCCCGGCGAAGGGATCGTTGAACTAGGAAATGGCCCCGGCATCAGTCGCGGGGCCATTAACTGGAACGGCGAACTTTACCGCGTGATGGGGACTAGCTTGGTTTCCATTTCTGGTAGCAATGTTGTCACAGTGATTGGCGATGTTGGGTCAGGTGGCCGCGTTACGTTTGACTATGGCTTTACCTATCTAGCTGTAACATCGGGCGGTCGGCTGTATCTGTATGACGGCACCACTCTGACACAAGTGACCGATCCAGACCTTGGCGTGGCTCTAGATGTGGTTTGGGTTGATGGTTACTACATGACCACTGATGGCGAGTTTCTTGTCATCACAGAATTGAATGACCCGTTCTCTGTGAGTCCTCTGAAGTATGGCTCGTCTGAAGTTGACCCAGACCCGATCAAAGCCATCTGGAAACTGCGCAACGAAATCTATGCTCTGAACCGCTATACCATCGAGGTGTTTGACAATACAGGTTCGGCAGGGTTTCCATTCCAGCGAATCAGCGGTGCGCAAATCCAGAAAGGCACAGTCGGAACCTTTGCCTGCTGTGTGTTCATGGATGCCATTGCGTTTATCGGCGGCGGTCGGAATGAGGCACCAGCAATCTATCTTGGGGCCAATGGAAACGCGCAGAAGATTTCCACCCGTGAGATTGAAGAAGTCTTGCAGGAATATACCGAAGCCGAGTTGAGTATATCCTATATCGAAGAAAAGATTGACCGGGCGCACCAGCACCTGATCGTCCACCTACCGCGCCACACGTTCGTGTTTGATGGCGCTGCATCAACCGCGCTGTCTATGCCCGTTTGGTTCATGCTTTCGTCTACGTTGGTTGATGAGGACATCTGGAACGCGACCGAGTGCGTGTGGTGCTATGACCGCTGGAACGTGGCGCATCCCACAACTACCCAATTTGGCTATCTTGTCGACAACATCAGCACCCACTGGGGCGAAACCATTGGCTGGGAGTTCGGCACGCTGATCGTCTACAACGCTGGCAACGGCGCTTTGTTCCACGACATGGAATTGGTCAGCCTGACAGGCTCAACAGCATTCGGCGTCGATCCCACGATCTGGACGCAGTATTCGGTCGACGGCATCACTTGGAGCGTCGAGAAGGGCATCAGCGCAGGGACCATAGGACAGCGCAACAAGCGCCTAGTCTGGTTCCAGCAGGGGAACATGCGGAACATGCGGATGCAGCGCTTCCGGGGCACCTCTGACGCTCATGTGGCCGTTGCAGCACTGGAGGCGCGGGTTGAACCGCTGGCATTCTAATGGCTGACCCAACAGTTCCAACACGCAACCAGATCGCGGCACTTGCCCAGAATGACCCGGCAATGATCAAGGCGCTTGAACGTCTGTTCATCGTGGCGGGTGATTTAACGCCTGCCGACATTGCCACGCTGACGCAACTGATTATTGACAACAGCTACGCCACTGGCGCAGCAGACAACAAAGCAGATGTTGCACTGTCTGAAGCTGGGATAGCAAAGGCGTTGGCCGATCTGGTGGCGCGTGCGCCATCACCTGCGTCTCAAGAGCAAATCAATAGTCTACAACAGCAGATTTCCGCGTTGCAGCAAACTCCGCCGCCCAAAGAATACCGCACGCCGCGTTATGGGTCTTTCTACGACACGACATCACAGACGGCTGCTGCAATCAACACCGCTTACGCCATGACGTTCAACACCACAGACCTGTCAAATGGGGCCTATCTGGGAACGCCAACATCCCGCGTCTATGTTGATCGTTCCAACGTCTACAACATACAGTTTTCGGCTCAGGTGGATAAGACGGCTGGCGGTGTGGCGCTGATGTGGATTTGGTTGCGCAAAAATGGGGTCAATGTGCCTGATAGTTCCGGGCAAATTCGCATCCAAGGCAACAACGCAGAAGTCATTGCGGCGTGGAACTACATCATCCAGTTGAACGCTGGCGACTACATCGAATTGATGTGGGAGGTCGACAATACTTCTGTTATTCTACTGGCCGAGGTAGCATCGGCAATCCATCCATCTGTGCCGTCAATCATATTGACTGTCACAGATAACGTTAGCACTTTGGAGGTCTAATCATGGCTGTTACAACGACCGTTCTAATCGCGGCTAAGACAGCCGAAGCAAGCCAAACCGCCCAGTATACCGCAAGCGGTGTTAGCACGATTATCGACAAATTCACTGCCACAAACTACGACACGGTGGCGCGAACAATCAGCGTCAACCTTGTGGCATCTGCGGGATCTGCTGGAAACGACAACCTGATCGTCAAGACTAAGACGCTTCAGGCATCCGAGACCTACACCTTCCCCGAACTGGTCGGGCAGGTGATTACGCCGGGTGGGTTTATTTCCACAATCGCCAGCACTGGCACTGCTATAAACATTCGCGCTTCTGGAAGGGAGATTTCGTGATGGACGAAATGATGATTGAATTTGGTTTGCCGAAGCAGAAGATTGTTTCGACAGCCGAGAACCGCAAGAACCGCCAAGTGGTGATCGATGAATGGAAGCTGGGGCCAGAAAAGGCATCGGTCGAACCGTCAGCCAATGGCCCGTTCTGGAAGGGTGTCGCGGCTGCTTGGGACATGAGCGAGAAAGAGGCTCGCCGCCGTCTCTGTGCCAACTGCGAATACTTCCAAAACGATCCCATGATGCAGGCGAAGATGGAAAGCATCCCGCTGGACAAGTTTGATATGGATGGTGGTGGCCGAGGCTATTGCGAGAAGTTTGACTTTATCTGCCACAACTTGCGTGTCTGTCAGGCTTGGGAAGAGGACGACTGATATGGACTATCGCAGCCTCGCCAGCCAGATCGCAGTTGAAGAAGGTGTTGACCCTGACCTGTTCATGCGTCTGGTCGAGGCTGAAAGTTCATTCGATCCCAATGCCACATCGTCGGCTGGCGCGATTGGATTGACGCAGTTGATGCCCGGCACCGCAAGCGATCTGGGCGTCGACCCGACCGATCCCGTGCAGAACCTTCGCGGTGGTGCGCGATATTTAAAGCAGCAATTGGACAGCTTCGGTGATCCAACACTGGCACTTGCTGCGTATAACGCGGGGCCAAGCAATGTTCGCAAATATGGCGGCATCCCACCATTTGAAGAAACCCAGAACTACATCAATCGCATCATGGGCATGGCTTCAACTGGCCCGCAGCCTATGGAAACCGCACCAGCGCAGGGCGACTTTGCGCGTGGGTTTCAGCCAGCCCAGACGTTGGCCGATCTATATCCCAAGCCAGTTGATCCATATTCGCTCTACGATCCGCGAGCAATTCAACAGCGGTATGCACTCAAATGACAAACCTTGATAAAGCGCCGGTTTTCTGCGATACTGCGCGGGCTGAGACATTGGCCAACCAGCAGGCAAGTTCTGACAAGGGACGGCCAATGCGTGAAATCCTAGAACATCACCTGATTGAGACACTGGCCATCCCAGACGATGCTTCTCATTGGTTGATGGGCATGTGGGACGCAATCCAGTTCTTGGATGATGTTGCTGATGGCGATGCCGTTAGTCGCGGTGCATTTGATCGAGCATTGCATCATTTGCTGGTTGGCTTGCCTTCTAACGCATTCTTTATGGCACATGCGCAACAACTTCTGCCAGTTGTCGCTGTCCAGCTTTTGAAGTGGCAGGCTTCCGACATCGTTGAACGTGCAGGCGCGGCTGACGCCCGCAGCTACATGTGGCGGGCTGGCTATTACGATCTGGTGCTTTGGGTGGTTCAGTTGTGCCATGGCTATGATGCGGCTGTGACGCTAGCACCTGTTGTCATGTCGCTTTATGGCGAAACCGCCGAAGATTACGAAAAGGAGTTCGCCAATGCCTAATCCTATGATTGCAATGATTGGTGGAAGTGTTGGAAGCGCTGTTATGCAGTCGAGCGCACAGAAAAGCGCAGCGAAAACGCAAGCAGCATCTGCCCAAAAAGGGATTGAAGAACAGCGTCGCCAGTATGATGCGATGCAAGCATTGCTGAAGCCATACGTTGAGGCTGGAACGGGTGCTTTGTCTAACCAGTTGGCGCTGGCTGGTGTGTCTGGCGCAGAGGCGCAGCAAAAGGCCATCAACGCCCTGCAGCAAGGCCCAGAGTTCAATGCGCTGGTGCAGCAGGGCGAGCAGGGTATCTTGCAGAGCGCAGCCGCTACGGGTGGCCTACGCGGCGGGAATGTTCAGGGTGCTTTGTCTCAGTTCCGCCCGCAGGTTTTGTCTTCACTGATTGAGCAACAATATAATCGTCTGGGTGGCATTGCTGCATCAGGCCAGAATGCGGCGACAGGCGTTGGAACCGCTGGAATGCAGACAGGCACAAACATCTCTAACCTTCTCGCCCAGCAGGGCGCGGCGCAGGCTGGTGGAACGCTTGCGGCTGCGCAAACGTGGGGCAATACAATCGGCAGTATCGGAACAGGCATAGGTCGTGGCTTGGCCTATCAAGGTTATCAACCACTGGACGCTCAAGGTAACAAAATGGCACCCCTGAACTTTGCCCAAGGCTTCATGGGGGGATTCCAATAATGGACCCGATTAACTACATGCTTGATGTCAAGAACCCCATCGAGGAAGCCATCAAGGGCTACACGATGGGCCGCAATGAAATCGCCCAGCGGCAGGACATGCAAATCCAGCAACAAAATGCAGCACGGCAGCAGGAAGCATTTGCAATGCAGAAATCCGCGGCTGACAAAGCCGTGGCTGATGCACAGGCTGGTCAGGCTGAACTGGCGCGGCTGGCAGGCTTAGGCGCGGCTGCAACGGCAGAGGATTACATGAAGGCATGGGTAGCCAATCCCGCAATCCGTGATGATCTGAACAATCTAAAAACGATGATCACGGAACCGCAATCTGCGGCATTGCTCCAAACTACTCAAAACATGTATGCCACCACTGCGTCTGGCAATGTTGAGGCAACACGAAACATCCTTCAAACTAATCTTGATGCGGCAATGAATTCTGGCGATCAGACAATGGTTCCAGCATACAGGGCAGCATTGGATCAACTGGACCAAAATCCAGAAGGCGCAATGTCGCAATTGAAAACAATGGCGGCAATGACGCTGATGGGTTTGAAGGGGCCGGAATACATCAAGGCAATCAATGAAAGCCTTGGCCTTGCAGGTCAAGAATACCGTCCGGCAACCCCACAAGAGGCCGCGGCCTATGGTGCAGTCGCGGGGCAAGTAAATATCAAAACGGGCAAGTTTGAAGCAAGCAATCCGCAAATTGGTCTTTCATTCACAACAAACCCAGATGGCACAACGACATTCACCCAAGGCCCGGGTGTTGGTGGTGCTGATGTTAGGAAGCCGAGTCAAAATTACGTTTATGGGACTGATGCGGCAGGCAGGCAAGTGGCGCAGCCAATTGCTGGAACGCCCGAGGCTTTGCAAGTTACAGAGACCGCAGGAAAGCTAGATGCCGCCATAGAGGTTGGCAATAATATGTTGGCAACACTTGAATCTATTGTTGGCCGTCCTGCTGGTGATGGCATGACAGCAGTAAAGCCAAATGCGGCGCTTCCCGGAATTTTGGGAATGTTTGAAGGGCGATTGCCAGCAAAAACACAAGCACAAGCTGACCTGCTTGCAAAAGTTGAGCAAGTTCAGGGCCAAGCATTCCTAGAGGCATTTAGCATCTTGAAAGGTGCTGGCGCTATCACAGAACAGGAAGGCATCAAGGCAACACAGGCTTATGCTCGCTTGCAAAGAACGCAAAGCCCAGAAGCATTTACGGCCTCACTGAATGAGTTTGCCGACATTGTTCGTCTTGGCATGAAACGTGCGCAAGATCAAAAGATGGCGTTGCCGCAAATTGCTCCAGTGACAGCAGAAGGCAGCGGATTGCCTCAATCTTTCTTGTCTGACCAATCCGCTATTGACGCAGCAAAAAATGCTGGCGTCACGCTTCAAGACATGTGGAACATCATGACCCCAGCAAATAAGGCGCGTTATGGCAAATGAAGCAATTGACTTTAACGCTCTTGCAGCCTTAGCCGCAGCTGCGAAAGCCGCGTCACAAGCAAAACAACAGCCCGCCCCGGCTGCTGAACCAACAACTACGCCAACAGATCGCCCATCTGCGCTTGATCAACTAGTGCAACGTGGCTTCACAAAGGCCATTGCTACATATCAAGACGGACAAATTCTTGAAAACCCTGAAACGGGTGAACGCGCATTTGTTTCGCCGGGTTATGTGACGCAGGATCAGCAAGTGATTGCTGGCATGATGGAAGGCACTTCCCCAGCCGAGACGCAGCGCGGACAGATGCAAGAGCAGATCATTGCTCAATATCCAGTGGCATCACGGGCAGCAACTGCGCTGCAAGCCGTGCCATTTGTTGGGTCTTATACTGATGAAGCAGTTGGATTGGTAAGCCCAACGGCAGCGAATGCCATGACGCAAGCGGCGACTGCGGTGCAAGAGCGCCGTCCGGGTCAGGCTGCGGCATTAGCTGTTGGCGGGACGCTTGCGGCATTGCCAGCAATAGTAGCGGCAACACCTGCGGCTGTTGGAAGTTTTGTCGGCGGTGCGGCGTCTATGGGCGGGCAAATTCTGCGCGGTGCATTGTTGGGCGCAGCGGGTGGAGGCACTGAAGGAGCGGTTTCTGGATATGGCCGAGGCACTGGGGAAACTCGGGCTACTGAAGCAGTTTCGGGTGGCCTTATGGGGACAGCGCTTGGCGGTGCATTAGGCGGCGCAATGCCGCTTGTATCTGCTGGCGTTCGCAGTGCATGGCAAAACATCAAGGGTCGCTCAGTCGGGCAAATTGCAAAAAGTTTGAACATCTCGACTGATGCGGCAAAGGTTGTCCGCACTCATTTAGAAAATGATGACCTGACCGCAGCGGCAGCAGCACTGGACCGTGCCGGATCAACTTCAATGCTAGCCGATGCAGGCCCCGGCACGCAACGTCTGCTTGATGCGTCTGTGACATATGGCGGGACAGCGCCACGCATTGCTGGCGAGGCTGTGACGCGCCGTGCAGAGGATGCGGGCGCACGCATGACGGGAGTGATGGACAACATTCTTGGCGCACCAGAGGGCGTTGGAACGTCTCAGCGCGCCATTCGCCAAGGAACAGCGCAGGCGCGGAATGATGCTTATCGAATCGCCTATGCCCAGCCCATTAATTACGCCGCTGGACGTGGGAAGTTTCTGGAAACGTTGTTAAGTCGCGTCCCTAAGTCGGCAGTTGATCGAGCGAATGAACTGATGCGCCTTGAGGGTGTTCAGAGTTCGCAGATTTTGGCAGAGATTGCACAAGATGGCTCTGTTACCTATCGCCGCCTGCCAGATGTTCGTCAGCTTGATTATATCACGCGAGCGATGGGAGATGTAGCCGAGGCTCAGAACGCAGCTGGG